TGGGACAATCGAGCCGGCAGATGCCACCAAGCCATCCACCACATAATCCTTTCTGCCCTTGTAAGCCGCCAACACGTTATGGATTGCAATCCCTTCGGCCGCCGCGCCGCCTGGTGAAAACAGGTGAATCTCCACATCACGCCCCCCTGCAGCGTCCAGCGCTCGGGCTACGTCGTCAACCAACACGTCAACCCCGACTTCGCCATAGAGCCGCAACACTGGGGTAGTGGCGGCGGCTTTAACGGTTACTCCTGGGGCCATTGATGCTCAGATGCTGGGGGTAGTTTAAGCGGTCAGCGCCATCAGTCCGGCGGGTCGCTGCCGTTCTCGTCTGCGCCAGGGTCAGGCGCTGAGTTAGTGAATGCAGATCCTGCCGGACGAGCCTGGGTTACGCCAGCATTGGAAACCAGCGCGGCATCTGTACTCAGGATCAGGCTGGCGTCCCTAGCTCTTTGCATATCTCTGCTCAGCTCTTCAATTACTTCCTCTGGTACATAGCCAAATGATAGCTGTACTTCTGACAAGCTCATAAACCCAGCCCTCACAGCCAAAATCAGCGCTGGAATTTCCTTGGTTGGGTCGATCATCTCCCGACGCGGCGGGGTATGAGCCCAGCTCATTGGCCCTTTAAGCAGGCCAACCATCCGGGCTAATTCGTCGTGCCACTCACACACCGGCGCCAGCATTCCGGGGATGGAAACCTTCCCTCGCAAGTAAGCAATTCGCCTACTAAACTCAAGCCATCCGCCCCTAAAGCTCGAATAATTAACGTTTGACAAATCACCCGTCATTGATTCGTAAGTAATCTCGTAAGCTGCTGCTACGGCGTGAGCGTACTCACGATGGGTGCTAACAAAATCACCGGAACTTGGCGGGGTGAATGCTTTAAAGTCTCGACCTGGTGGGAGATGCTCAATTGCGCCAGGCTCAATTTCATCAAAATTAACTCCGATTATTTGGTTACCGTTTTCATCAAGGAGTTTATCTGCATTAACATCAGAGTCGTAGCTAACCCCAAAAAAGCAAGATGAAATTTTATCTTTCATCTGCTGGGCCGCCCTGATGTCGCCCATATCCCGCAGGGTCAAAATCGCTGCCGTGCCAAACGGAAGGCCCATTCTCTGGCCAGCTCGCCTGCAATCAAAATGTAAACTTATTTCTTCTTTCGGCACAAAAGTGCTTTGCACCCTGACGCCAATACCTAGCGACGTTTCGCCAGGGTGGCTGTCTCTAATCCAGTAACCCATCAAACGGCCTGCGCTATCAAACTGCTGGCCAAATAATATGTCTTGAGAATTGTCTTTATTAAAATCTAACCAATCAGGCTCAAGCATCTGAACTTGTAACGGCACTATTCCGTGACGCTCAAATAGTTCAGGATATATCCGCTTCCGCACCAGTACGGCGCCGCGCACCGCTGTAGTTCTGGCCCCAACGGATTGATTGCCGTACCAATCATGGGTGCCGTAAAAATCGCTATGCCGTGATTCTGCCCAGGTTTTCCAGCTTGATTTATATTTGTTAGTCGCACCCGTAGGAGTGCTCATAATCCCATCGCCAATCCAATTATTTATAATCACGCCAATCGCTCTGGAGGCGTAGGCATCGTTATCGGCAAGATCCTGGTGCCGCTTTACCAGCCAGTAGTACGCCTGTCGCAGATCGCTGTTTGGACCGCTGTTGTTTGTCCGCCAGCCAGAGGTTCGCCGGGTGTCCTCTGCGGCCTCAAACCGGGCCATGGTGCGGCGGGCAAGCTCTCGGTCATCCCTTAGCCGCTTGCCTTTACTCTTGCCCTTACCCTTTCCCATCAGGTTGGCCTAGACATGCTGAAGTAGGTGCGGCGAACCCGACGCGAAATGGTCGGCTCCGCCTCTGCGGCCATAGATTGTTCGATCCGGCGCATTTCATCCAGGCTTCGATAGGTGATCTCCCGGCCGTCGCTGAATCGAGCTTTTAGGACGCCCTGATTGATCTTGCTGCGCAGCTCAGCAAGGTCCGCGGCAACATCTTCAGAGGTATAGGCCATGGCCCCATCTTACCTCTTTAGCCAACCTTTGCGCCGGTCGGAACCGCCTGCATTAGAGCCCTTCAGCCAGCCCGACCGCTGGGGGTCTCGGGCTGGTGGTGGCAGCGGCATTCCTCCCCCTCCCGTCCCCGGCGCCTGGGTGCCCAGGGTGCGGGCGAGCTGGGCCCACATGGTTCCTGGGGTGTAGCGACGGGTCACCAGCTGCAGCACCGCATAGGCGTAGCGGGTGCAGTCGCCTCCCTCATCTCGCGCCCCGGTTGGTGCCTCCCAGTGATAGCTGATCTGGCCCCTGCTCCGCCGCGGCATCCGCCTCCAGGGGAACAGCTCCGCTAAGAATTGATCAGTTGAGCACAGGCCAAAATGCAGGTAGCCAGGGCCGACGGTCTCAACCCCTAACCGATATTGCAGTGACTTAACGCTTTCGTCATAGCCCACAAAAAACAGGTTGACCCCGTTCTTTACAATCGGCTTGTTTTTGCGGTTGATGCTCACCGGCACGCCCCTGCCCAGCAACGGTTTGCCCTTCTGCGGGGCCCCTCGAACTGGCACCCAAGTGTCCTTACGGGTTGAGCAAAACTCGCGGACCGCCTGGCAGCTTGTTGCATCGCCGCCTTCATCGATGCCGCCTCGCGCCAACCTGAGCACGGTCCCATCTCCTCGAATCCATTTGGCTTCGGCGATCCGGTCCAGTTGCGCAAGCGTGTTTTTGTCCTGGGGGTCGCCATCAATGTCCCAATGGCCCAAGTGCCAGCCTTCCTCCCCAACGCCCCAGCCCCAGACGGTGGCCACCAGTCGCTCGTTTGCCGTGCCGCCACCGCCCTGGGTGTCCACTCCAGCGGTGATCAACAGCACGCCATTGGGCACGCCGGTCAGGGTGAAGTCTTCGCCGAGAATCGAATAGCCGTTGCCCAGCTCCGTAGATTGCCGGCGCCTGGCCAGGTTGTCGGCCGAGACTTTGCCGGCCTGCGAGTCCTCCCAACCTTCGCCGAGCACCGTGTTTCTGAACGTCTGCATCGGCTCTGGGTCGCCTTTGCGCAACGCCTCCAGGGCCTCTTTGTATTCACGAACCAGAACTGCCCAGTCCGCCGCCGGTGAATAGCTGTAGGCCGCCCACACATGGAACCCAATAAGGCCAGGAGCCTGGGCAACGGCGGTCGGGCGATCCTCGCAGCGCTCCACCATCCAGCGTTTTTTGCTGTGCGGGATTGGCTTTTTGCAATTCTCGCATTCATAATGGGCCGTGAATTCGCCCTCTTTTATCATTTGATCCCATCGCAAAACTTGATAGTGATTACAAAACGGGCAAGGAACAAAGAATTTTCGTTGATCCGATTTCTTATATAATTCCTCTGTTCGCCCATCCTTAAATATCGGCGTGCTACCTACGCCTATTTTGCGGTCCCAGTAATAATCTGCCCGGTTGCGACCTAGTTTGTAAACGTCACCTTCGTCAATCCTGCGATAAGCGTCAAACTCATCAAAGAGAACAATCTTTCTGGACTTGCGTCGAAAGGCCCGCCCACTGGCAGCGTTTACTATATCTATTAAACCACCATTGCTAAGCTGCTTCAGCAGGATCGTATTACTGCTGGTGTTGCGTGCTTTGGATTCAGTTATCAGTCCCTGCAGCGCTGGCGTATCCTCGAATAATGGCTTGATTTCTTCCTTGCTATACCCTTCAGCATCTTCCTTGACTGGCTGCACAATCATGATCGGGCATGGATCATGGTGTGAGTAATACTGAACAACAACGCCCAGCATCTTTGTCCAGCCGACGCGAGCCGACTTCAGGCAAACCACCGTTTCAACATTGGGATTGGTGAACGCATCCAGGATCGGGCGCTGATACGGCAGGGTCCGCCACTGTCCCTTCTCTGCAGCGTTGCCGGTCATCACCGCGCCGCCATCGACCGTGGCCGGCTGGTCCGCATATTCCGAAAGCCTGAGCTTCGGAGGTGGTTTGAATCCGCCCAGGATGCGCCGCGTCAACTCCTGCACCGCTGGCAGCATCACAGCTCCTTCAGTGGGTATTGCGTTGCCACGTCAAAGGAAGCCAGGCCCTGCAGCGCTTCGCGAATCAGATCAAGCAGCACCGCCACTTCGTCAGGGGTCAGGTGAGGAATCCGCTGTTTGGCCTTGCTCGGCACGCCAAGCATTACGGTTCGGGTGATGTTTATTGCAGCGTCCTGGGCCTGCAATAACTCCTCCCGGGGGAGAAGCGCGTTCGCTTTTTCTTTGCGCTCCATCCTGGCAATCAGCCGCTTCTCCCGTTCGTGCAGCGCTCGCTCGTCGTTGAAGTTTGGGACTTTCTCGTCATTGATGTCTGGCTCGGCGTCTAGGTCGTCGTCGGCAAGGTCTGGGGCGGGAGATTGCGAGGGCTTGAGAGGCTTGGTGGTTGCCGGTGTGGCGGCCTTCGGTATGGGCTTCTGGTCTTGGCTGGCATTGGTCCCTCGCGGCGCCGGGTCGGTGGCCTGAGCCCACTGTTCATCGGCAAGACCCGGGTCAATTTCCCAGCCTTTCCCCTGCCGCTCAACCGCTGGGGGGCGCAGCCGATCATTCTTAATCGCCCTGAGCACTGATACATGGGTGGCCCCTCGGAGGCCCAGGGCCTTGCGGTGATCGGCGTACTGCTGGAGGTTCACTCTGCCCGCGTCACCAGTATCGGATTTGTACCTATGGACATATTGTAACCAGCTGCGTACAAAATAGGTTACAACCTTGTGACGCCAAGCGATTACACCGGTTACAGGCTGTCCCTGGCAAGGGTTGTACCTTTATTGAGAAGCGTTATCAACATAAAGATCGGGCGCGAGATGACC